TCATATTTTGAGTGTATAAACAGTGTTAATATTAACTATTGGCCTTGTTTCTGCATAGAATATGATCTTCCCGACTGATGCAATTGCCCAAATACCATTACTTAAATAGTTTTCCCTATCTGCCTTATTAGCTGCCCATGTAGGTGAAACTTCCATGCCACCTACAATGTCTGCATCATTTATTTCTTGCATGTAAGAATCAAATAGTTCCCAATCTGAGGGTTCTAATGTTATCGATTTATGGATTATGGGTCTATTCTTTTGTGCTCCTTTTTCAATTTCTCCAAGTTTACTTTTTTCTGATGTTGTATAGTCATTTGTGGATAAGCCTTTACCAGCTTCTAGGGGTTGATAGTGTGCTTCAACTTCCATTTGGGTAATAAAACTGGTATCATTATCCAGATCGGAAATTTTATCAGGAATGGAAGGGGTATTTTGCAGATCATTATAATCTCCACTGAACATAGGAGGTTTGTTTTTGATAAAATCCGGTTGATCTGTTTGGTTTTGATTCCAATCAGCTTGTTGTTGATTAAATTCAGAAGGGATATATTCTTCAAAATAGCCTTCTGTACTATTATTGGCTGATGGAACAAATAGATATTTTTTCCCGGTTTGTAATCCTGTTTCTAAAACGGTTACATTTCCTGTTCCAGCCGGACCACGCCCTGCCAGGGGCTGCCATACAGAATTATCAGTTACTGATACTCCCTGATTATCTTTTTTTGCCAGGTAGCTGGCATCTAACGCATAGACTACGTCCAAGTGTTTATATTCTGTAGTCTCACTCCATAAGCCTTGGGGAGTGATGATGACTTTTCCTAGGTTGTTTTTTGACATATTGTAAATTTAATTCTTTTAATATTGTGTTATTTAAAAGTTATTTGTTTAGCTTTTCACAATTAATTCTGATCTTCAAATGTCACAAATGCATCTACTGTATCACTGCCATTGGCTGCTGCAATTGCGGTATTAATAACTAATTTATCATTTATGCCCATTTTGTCATTTGTGTAAACTACATCTGCAAATACATGAAATAAATTATTATAATAGGGAGTACTTTTAGTATAAAAACCAATCAAAGCAGAGTTTGCCTTATCATTTATTTTGCCTATACATATTACAGGGTTATCGCTTTTATTTGAAGCTACATCACTTATTTGAAAAGTCTCTATTTCTTTACCACTATAATCTCTTACTGTAATATAACCAGCATAATGAAATGTAGTAATAAGTTCATCAGTATTTAAATCACTTATTTCAAAATAAGTATTTTTTGATAAATTATTATCACCAAAACGAATTAAAATTAGACCACCATCTGTGTATTTTTCATATGCGGATGTTGTATGTAATCCCTGATATGTTGTACCTTTAATAGCGACTGAATAGTCGCCTGTAAGACTTTTGTAGCCTTGATTCATGGTTATTAAAGCAGGACCTCTACTGTAAGCATTACTTGACCATACACCATTATATGCATTAGATGCAGTATATGCCCCAATACTTCCATTATATGTTCCGCCATAACCAGTAATAAAAAAATCACCGTATTTATTAACGCTGCTATATATAGAAGTTGATGACCCGATATTGGAGTTTATTGCATAAGTTCTAGTCTGTCCTATAGTGCGTGTTGTTTCTGTATAAGGAGTCCAACATAAGTCACTGCCTGCTATATAGAAAATTCTTTTATTGACATTATCGTAAAATATAAGTTGAGCTACCGACCTTGGTGCACCATTGGATGTATAAGAATTGCCAGCGATGTAATTATCTGTAGCAGATTCACTGTAAAAATAGTTCTTTAGAATACAAGAAGAACCAGATATGGAATTTGTAATCAAATCCCCATTATTCGTTATACAGAAATTATACACTGCATCTAGTAAAGTGTGACTAGGGAATAATACACGACCAATATAATTATATTCTGTTTTATTGATCTGATTCCTTTTGTATATGTATATACCATGAAGAGCCTGAGAGTTTGGATGAGACACTTGTGTACATATATATTCACCATTGCTAGAACAATTAATACAACATTTTCTAGTCAAGAATTTTAATATATTATTATCCGGTGCACCACTCAAAGAGAGTTGATCTGTTTTAACCTTATGTACACCATATAATATGTCACCCTTCTTTACTTCAATGCCTGAAGCTAAACTCACTTTTCTCTTTTCGGTGTTTGGCTTTAATCCGCCCCCACCTGTTCCCTGTATAAATACTCTTCCACTCATAAGCCTATTGAATATAGAATGTTAATGTTTACAGTTGGAAAACTATTTGCTCTGATGTAGAAATATCCATCATTAGGCATGATTGCTTCTGTTATGATTTCAGCATTAATAGAACCGTCAGAACCATCAGAAGCACCCCATATAGTTGAGCCAACCGTTATATTTGAGTCAGTACCTATGATTGGGACACGTGCCCTGTACTTACCTTCAAATAGTTCCCAATTTGAAGGTTCCAATGTTACAGATTTATGGATAATTGGTCGATTTTTTTGTGCTTCATTTTCAATACCTTCAAGTTTGTTTTTCTCTGCTGAAGTATAGTCATTTGCCGACAAACCTCTTCCTGATTCTTTTGGTTGATATCCTTCTTCTACTTCCATTTGGGTGATAAAGCTGGTGTCATTATCCAGATCGGAAACTTTATTTGGAATAAAGGGACTGTTTTGTAAATCACTATAATCACCACTAAACAAAGATGGCTTATTCTTTATAAAATCCGGTTGATCTGTTTGTGTTTGATTCCAGTCTGATTGTTGTTGAATGAAAGAGGAGGGGGTATACTCTTCAAAGTATCCTTCTGCACTGTTGTTGGCAGAAGGAACAAAGAGATATTTTTTGCCGGTTTGTAAATCGTTTTCAATGACTGATACATTACCGGTTCCGGCAGGACCACGTCCAGCAATTAATTGCCAGACAGAGTCGTCGGTAACGGGAGTTCCTTTATTTGATTTTCTGGCGATATAGCTACCGTCCAATACATATACAAGGTCGAGTTGTTTGTAATTAATCTCTGAACTCCAGGCACCACGGGGAGTGATCAGGACTTTTCCTAAATTGATATTGTTTGTTGACATATTATTTATCCGTTTATAATTGCGATTAGTTCTCCATCATTGTTTAATTCGAATGTGGGTCCGTTGTATTCGTCCGGAGTTGTCTGTACTAACTGTCCCGTTTCCAGATCAATTTCAAAAGAGGCATATAACAGGTTGCCTTTGTCGCCTTTATCTCCTTTGACATAGATATCTGTTTTATCATAGGATTTGGTCGCTTCGTTGTAGGCGTAGACATAATGATCATCTCCAACTTTGGTAGGGTTGGAGGCGATTTCGTTGGCGCGATCAATGGCTCCCTGAGTAGCAGAACGTACTATATCTGTTTCTTGTGCTAATTGTGTTAATTCGCTTGTTACCTGAACCTGATATTCATTCAAAGAGTTGGCCACTTCAGTTGCCGGTTGTCGATTGTATGCCAGATATTCCTCATATGTTTTTCCTGAATTGCCTGGCTCGTTTAGCCAGAGTTGATAAGCGCTATCACCTTTAACCAGGATTGCAGTTTTATCATATGCCTTGGTGGCCTCATTATAAACATATACAAAATTGTCTGTTCCAACTTTTGTTGGGTTAGAGGCGATTTCATTGGCTCGTTGACTGGCTTGTTGTGCAGCAGTTTTTGCTTGCTCAGTAGTTTCAGCCAGTTGATTTAACTCTGAAGTAACTTGTGTTTGATACTCTGTTAGACCTGTTGCTGCTTCAGTTGCCGGTTGCCGGTTGTATGCAAGATAATCTTCATAGGATTTACTCTCATTGCCTGGTTCGTTTTTCCAGAGTTGAAAGGCACTGTCGCCTTTGTTGCCCCGGAGTAATTCCATTTGAGCTTGTACACTCTGGTTCTTTTCATCAACCCCTAGGACGCTTAATCCAGAGGTGGTTTGGGCGATGGGGAGTTGGGAAACTTTGATTTTTTTGATTGCCATGATTTTACTTTATTAATAGATTCCTTTGGTTATTTGTTGCTCCCATTCATTTGTGAATTCTTCGGAAATAAAGGGCTCTTCTAATATTTTTATATAAGTAGAGATTGTATCAGCAGAAAACATTCCATTACGATCTATATAGTCAATTCTTTGCTTTAAATATAAAAGTTCTTCATCTGAGAATTCAAATGTATTTAGCTCTATATCAGCAACCTTAAATCCAATTTCCATTTGACCACCACCTAATTCTTTAATAACAATATTTTTTTGTTCTTCTGTGGTTAAAGCAATTTTTTTGTCAATGCCAACTTTTAATTCAAGGTTTTTACGAGTATCATATTGTGGTAATACACTGTTGATTATTAATACTCTGTCTTTTAAATTAGCTTTCATTTTTGATAATTTTGATGATTATTTATTATTCTTTTGTTACTCCAACAATTAAACCTCCTCGAACAGTAAATCTGACCTTGTCAAGATCATAATCACTTGGGTTGAAAGAAACTCCTGTTAGATACTCATATCCTCCATTGGATAACCTATTTGTAATGTATCTATATTCACTAGATGCAAGAGCACTGGATTCAGTAACTCCTGTTGTTTTAGTGTTACCACTAAAAAACGCAGCATATTTTGTATACATGGGGGGAAAGTTTGAGCCCCAGCCATCACTAGATCCATATATGCCGACCCCAGCACCACTAACAACTCCTGCTATGCAACAACTAGGGTTTACTGTTGTACTTCCTGCATATATTATTGATCCAATATTTTGTGATACTGGCATTTTATTGGTTCCAACAACTAAAGAATATTCAGTGCCTCCAAAATAGTCATATCCTTTCCATGTTAAGCCTGTGTATCCATTTATTTCAAATCCTCCAAACTGTCCTTTAGTAGCCTGCATACTTCCGTCATGCTTAACCTGGAAAGGTGCGGAGGCTGGAGTCTTATTCCCCGCCCACATTCTTATAGAAGTTTTATCTGTCCCAAAGGATTGAAACCCTGCATTTACTTCGCCATTGGCATCTTGGACATAAAATGCCTTGTTGCTGTATACAGCTCCCTCTTGATTAACCCTAAAGTTTGCAGTTGCCCTATTCTGATAAGTTCCTCCCGCCCAAATTCTGATAGAACCTTGATCAATACCAGCACCAGTGATACCAGCTACAACAGTGCCAGCAGTGCCTATAACTTTAATACCTCCACCGGTAACATAGCCAGCATCAACAACTACCTGGGTACTGTCATAATTAGAAGACCTAGCCCAATCATTGGGGTTATAGTTTCCAGTTAGCCTTGAAGCTGCACAAACAAAAATATCCTTACCGCCTTCTTTTGTTGAGTTAACCCACAAATCCCCTGCTGTATATGGAGGATATGGAGTTGATCTAAATACTTCTGCTTTTTGGCCTGCAAGATTTATTGCCTTGTCGATTCCAGATAAATCGGGTTTGTCGTTGAGGTTGTTGTAGCCAGAAGAGCCGGATTTAAATACAATTTTTCCTCCTATTTCTCCTTTTTCTAAATCAAAATAGGTATTACCATTTTCGCTTTTTAATAGTTTCGTAGTTATCCTACCTGGTAATATTTCAGTAAATCCATAAAGGGTCGTAAAACTCCGTTCTCCTTCGTAATCACTCGATAAAACTCCTACCAGAAAATAGTAATCCGTATTACCATCCATTTTTTTAGCTTCTCTGAAAAAACTGAAATATCCATTTCCTGTTGATTTACTACACACGGCATATAGATATAATGCCGGTTCATTATCTAAGGGAGCAGTTTTGTAAGGCGACATATTCCAGAAACGATATTCGTTTAGAGCATGACTGGGAGAAGAATAATTAATCCCTAATGTCATATGTTGAAGAGAAAATGGAGCGACAGCACTAATGCTGAATTCATTATTCGATTGATTATATAAGAATGAAGGATCAATAGATGAGGTTCTGTCAGTTTGTCTTACAAAACGAAATTGCAAACTTTCATCACCCACAAGCATTGACATTGTTTGTACCCAGACAGGTGTAATCCCTGCGGAAAAGCCTTCTATAGCCTCTTCTAGCATGGATAGTGTCTCTTTTGCATCTCGCCAACGACGTTTGGTATATTGTATTACCTCTTTATGATTGTTTTCAACAACTACTTCATTGCTATCTATTTTTCCTAAGTCGTTTGAGACAAACCCTCCAATCGGTATATTAGATAGTTCAACCTCCGGACTGTGTGGATTATTGATATAATCTTTTACACCGGTAATGCGTATAGGTATACCCTCCGGTTGAAACTGCGTATCACTGAATTCAACATAGCCTCCTGGGGTGATTTTTCCTCCTATGTTTAACCAATTCTTTTTGGCCCATATACCGTCTAACTCGCCTGTGAAACTGAATTGTTCTTCTTCGTGTTCGTGCATATAACGTACAGCTTCACGAAACATATCCCAACTACCTCCTTTTTTATTTTCATCATCACAGATATATTCCTGAGGTAGTTTTATATGAAAGACTGCGAATTCGTCACCTGGCATCATCTTTAATGAGTCATTGGGTAACATAAGACCTCCGGTTTCCAGTTTTTCTATCTGAAAAAGGCCCTCTTTATGTATGTAACCGGTGATCGTTTCACTCGTTTGGGTTAAGTCGAACTCAAGTCCGGTGAGTAGACCGCTTTGAAATATAATCGTAGCTTTCTCATCAGGCATCCGGGAATTGGTAAAGTCTGGTTGCTTCTCAGGATCATAGATTTTGAATTTGTATATATGTTTTTCTTTATCTATTTCAACAACCTCTGATATGGTCCCTGTCCAACTGGGGTAAATATGACTGGCATCTAAACTGTCCTCGTTTATATCGGTAGCTATTTTATCTATCCGATAGATATATGTGCCTTCGGGATCGGTTTTATAGCGACGTTTTTCATAGGAGAGCTCTTTGTCCAGTGGTAATAAAAGCGTTTTACTACCATATTCCGGCAGATAGATATTACGTTCGCCTCCTTGGACGTAGAGGCGGGTCACAGGAGGCTTGTCACCTTGTGTCTGACGACCAATACCTGTTTTGAAACCATTTCCTTTACCATACGATAAGGGTAATGGATTATCCTTATTCTTCTCTACTTTACGCAGATGTATAGTCCTTCCTTCTACTTCCCATTCGGTATTAAATTCGCCGGCCAAGCGATTCAAAACATCATAGCAATATTCATGGTTGAATGATAATGCTTTTTCCGTTGCTTTAACAAAATCTCCGACTTTCCATTTGTATTTCTCATTTGTGTTATCGGGAAGATATAGATTCAAATTATCTACTAATAATTGAAGAAAAACCTCCGGTCTGGCTGTTAATGGGAATTTTAATTGATATGTCTTAACGTATTCTCCGCTAGCCTCCTTTTTTAGCCCTTTAGTGATAAACTTGTATTTATATCTTTTCAGTAGCTCTTGTTCTCCATCAAAAACTACTGTATACTCAAAATTACGAGTGCCTTTTTTATTGAAGTTTTCCGGTTTACACAGCGTATAACGCATATCTCCGGGAAGGGTGATATAGCTTCCGACAGGTATTTCGATATGCTCAGTTAATGAATAATAGAGAGTCACACTATCCCCTTGCATGATAGAACGATAACGGAAACTGTTATCATTAACTTCTACATCCAGTAGCACGATGTCATTTTTGTCATAAATTTTCATAACACGATCTATGCTTTAATTATTATTTATTTTCATATCAACTACGGTTTCTCCATCTTCCAGTACGATATGACGGTTGTCCTCTGTCGTTAACAGGTACTCTGTCTCGTTGATACGAGAAGAGATAAATTCCAATGTGAGATTGAATGTGCAGATAAAGCGGATATCTTTTTCTTCGATATTAAAACCGGATGATTTTTTATAGTAACAAGGATATTCTTCACCCGTGTGATCACAGTATAAAAAACGTTCTCCCGGTTGTATCAGATCATTGAAGAATGCTGTATAACATTCCCAGAAATTTTTGACTGAAGAAGTAATAAAACTGCATGTAAGAGTCACCTCTTTACTGTTGAATACAATTGTTTCTTTATCATATTCCTGACCGTCTGAGGTCTGGAAATTCCGGATTAAGTTAGGTTTTATCGTCGGTGATTTGAGAATGTCGTTTAATCCACTTTCTACAACGATCCCATATTGAGAAAAGGGTATGCTATCCATTTCGTATCCGGTGTTTATAACCGGTATTCCTCCTCCTGAAGCCGAAGGATAATTCTTTTTTCTGCTTTCGGAAGGGATGTCATCCACAAATTGCAAACTGAAAGTAGTTGCTTGAGGGTGATAGTTGCTTTCGCCTTGGGAGTTCAATCGTAAGATCCACTTCTTATTCAATTCAACAATATATAATGTTCGGTATCCAGGTTGAGAAATAAAGTGAATAAATTCATTCGCCTCAATATTGGGATTTGTTGTTGTAAATGAAATTGTAACTGTCTTTGGCTCCAAAACCGGTGAATCCAGATCCGGTTCTATACCGTCTTCTTCCGGCCAGTCATTTTTCTCTGGATCTTTCAATGCCGGAAAGGCTAATAGATCCTTGTAACTGCCGTCTTTTATCATGATACCGAACCGGCTATAGATATCGATATTGTCTATATAATATTTTCCTCTCATCGTAGTAATCTTATTCCTTTTAATGCTATAGAGTTAATATCGTTCTTCATACTGCGCATATCAGTTTCCATTCCTTCAAGTTTACGGCAGTAGCGAGTGTTCTCAGCTATTTCAAGCCATTTGTGGGATGCATCTATTAATTCATGTTGGATACTGGATACATTATCATTTATAGTAGAGGTGATCCATTGGAGTGTGTAAAAACGACCATTTAACTCTGAAGCAGTGTCTTGAGTCATGGCTGCAATTCCCTTCTGAGCTTCGGTTTGATTTTCAGATGGATTTTTTACAAAAGAAATATTTGTAGCTTTCTCCATGATCTCAGCTTGTTCGGCGACCGTGTCTATAATTATTTGATAATCTTTTCTGAGATTATCTATATTTTCTTTAGTCAATCCTTCTTCACTTGCTTCAGCAAACTTCTCATACCATTCGTTTAAAGGTCCTTCCATATGTTTCATTTTGATGGCTTGCATCATGGCTTTACGCATCATATCCTCAAAGCTTTCAGTGAAATCTTCTGCTGCTCGCTTCCCATTCATAAAACCTTCTACAATAGAATCTGCTACCGCATTAGAAGTTGTCCCTGTCCAAGCCTGCTTCATCTCCTGCTCGAACTCTTTAAGCATCTTATCAATATTTTCACCTTCCTCTTTCAGGACTTTTAATCGTTCAAAAAGAATTTTGGTTTCTCCTTCAAACTTTCCTGTTGTATAGAGTTTTTCCATTGTATCATAATCCATACCTAGTAAAGAACCCCATGTTTTCTCTGTTCTTGCTTTTCGAAACCAGGTTTTATGAATAAATTTTTCTTCTTCTACATATTTTTCTTTCTGTAGTTTCCAAAAAACCGTTTGATATTCTTTATTAATATCTCTTTGTTGCTTGTTTAATTCTTCGGACTTCTTTTGGGCATAATCTACTGTTGTTTGACCTATTTGTTTTTCTAGGCGGAGTCTTTCCCGTAGTATTTTATTGTACTCCAATCCATTGATGTATTCTTGTGCCTGTTGGAGTTCATATTGTTTTTTTGCTGCTTTATTTTCCGCATTTCTCTTTGCAAAGGTTCCTACAAGGCCCATAACACCTTTTGCTACACTTGCAACTCCTTGTATAGGGTTAGTGCTCATTGTTGAGATACCTTTAACCACGTCTGCTGCGCCATTAGCAATGCCGGATACAATCTCAAAAGAATCGGCTAATGGCTCATTGAAGTGCCTGACTGAGTCTGCACAGGTTTTAAATGCATCTGAAATTGCCCGTAAATCAGCTTCAGGGCTTATTTTTGACTTGTTCTTTTCTTTGACCTTATCAATGTTCTCTTGAATGCCATCAGCCTTTTTTTCAAAGCTTTCAAGTTCATCATTTATTTCAGGTGAATCTGAATTAAGATTCTTTCTATTATCTTTAATGAATTTTCTTAACTGTTTTACAGCTCTCTGACTTTCTTTTAGTGCATCTTTTTGAGCTTTATTGGAGAGTTTGGTTAAATCTTTTTCAAGGATACCAGCAAATTCCTGATTTTCATATTGCATTTTAAGCAGGGATGCTTGATGACTATTTGAACGACTAATTCTAGCATCTTCATAACGTTTTTCATCAGAAGTTCCTATGGATACTTCTTTGTTTTTATCTAATTCTTTTATATCGTCCTCAAATGCAGATTGTAAAGCAAACATTTCTTTTGTATAATTAATAAATGCTTGTCTTCTATTTGTATATTCTTTTTCTAATTGAATAGTTTTAGCTTTTTCAATACCCGAAGCTTGACCATCTTGTGTGAGCAGATCATTCATGCTTCCTTCCTGGGAAGAGGCTTTCATTTTTAGTTTAACCTCCCTAGTAGCCAGAGAAGCTAAACTTTTACCATATTCGGTGCCAGTTATGCTGTTTTTGTCAAATTGTTGAGTGATTTTTTCGCGTTCAGCATCAAGATCTTTAAGGGTTTCGATGCTTTTTTTTAAATCGGAACTAACTTTGACAAACGCTTCACCTAAAGTTTTGAATAATTGACTAAAAGCATCCTGATAACTTACTATCCCATTCCCTGATATTGCTTTAGTGACATTTGTTAATTGCCCATCTATCCCTTCTTGTGATAATGAGTTAATATTCTTGGGTGTCATATATTTTCTGTTGTTTATAAATGAAAATAAATTTGTTTATGATTTTAGATGGAAAATTTCTATGATTTCCCTTTTATTAATCCCATTAATTGCTCTTTAGAAGTAATCTCAACTTCTTTTTCTTTTGTAAACCCCGACACATATTTTGGAGCATCTGCCAGCATCATTACTAATGTAGCATGTGGTAAACTGAGAATATAGTCAACTGTCCATCCTGTATCACGAGCAATTTGATAAATTAGTCCAAAAGGGCTATGGGAACCTTCGTAGTGTCCTTTAACTCCCTTTTCATCATGGCTCAGGCTGTCTTCTTCGTCTTCGGCATCGTCATCCTCAGACCTGTTATTAACCTGATAGTATTGCAAAAATCATGTACGCCTGAAAGGGAAATCACGATAGAGATCAGATCGGTTAGCTGACGGGTATTCAGGTGTCGTCTGAGATACCAAGCCAGTAAACGATTGCGTAAGCCAGTAGATGTATAATCAGAAGCGATACCATATGCAATGATACGACTGGCCGGAATTATACTTTTTAGCAATAACTCATGTGCTTCGTTGATATTTGTAGCATCCAATTCACCACATGTTTGTTTCATTCTCATATACATGCCCGATATAGTATATAACGTCTGACTACTTGGACGTTTTACAGTCAGTGACACGGTTTTCTTTCCAAACCAACAGAGGAAGAAGGGGGCGGGTATTTCTACCCGTACCCCTTTATCCAGAAGGGTTTCAACCGTTTTGATTTCTACTTCCGGATTCTCCATAGTTATGCTACGGATTCTTTAATGATCATTGGTGATTCACCGGCCACTTTTGGTGCCTGTACTTCGGCAGTGATCTCTACTTTTGCGATTTCTTTCTGTGCAAGGTTCCAGTTAAGCTTTGCATAGATGAAAGCGTTTGGTACGTCAATTGTCATCCCCATTACAGTTTCCAGGCTCAAAGAGCGTTCGCAACTGAATGATGCCATTGGACTTTTCCATGCTTTTGCTGCTGATTCAACTTCGCCACCGAAGAAATCCTTTAACTTATCTGGTGCAATGTCGGTCAATGTGAATTTGATTGTAGTTCCGGCAGCTTCATATACAGTCAGGAAGGGGTAACGGTCGTTCTCTGCAAAATGCTTTGTTAATGTACCGTCTTCGTCAATGATACTTGCTGTTTCTTTGTACACTTTACCTACGCTTAACAGTGTTGTACTCATACCACCTTCTGCTGTTTGTGCACCAATTTTCAGGTCTTTAAGACCTACTCCATACTTTGCCATTTGTTTTTAATTTAATAAGTAAAAAAATGATTAATAAAATAATAATACCTGTTGCCACTCCGTAGAGAAAGGCTTTTAGAGATGAAACTCCAGGTTTTGTTTCTTTTGTCTGATACGACATATCTCTGTATACATCGACCAGTTCACGTTCATAATACCAGATGAGTCGTTGAAGACTGTCGCATGTGGCAGTGATCAGGATCGTATCGCCTTTTAATGATGCCAATACTCTGGCTTGTCCGTTATGACTGTTGTAGTTTGCTCCTTCGGGAAGCTTACGGAGGTTTTCCGTCGGAATTTCTAATATCGTCCGGCTCATCGGGATGGTCGCGGGGACGCCTATTAGTTTTTGGGTGATCCGAAGGCTGTCTGTTGTGTTCCTGTGTGAAATTTCTTTTATACTTTTGCAACTCTGTGCGAACAGGGCAAATGTCAAAATAACGGCAGGCATTATAGCGAAGTAAAACTCTTTCGAATGTATTAATCGTTTCACGTAATTTTCTAATGTCTTCATTTTGTTTTAATAATGCATCATTATTGCTTTGAGCTATCTCCTGCCATACTTCCCGGGTATCGGCAATTGCCTGAGCTTTTTTTAATTTTCGGTATTGGAGAAATAAGACAATATTCCATACTCCAAACCCGGTAGCTAATAGTGATTGAATTATTTCAGATACCATTAAAATATAAATCTGCTTCTGCCCGACGACGGCGAATCAATCCGGCTAATACAATACCTCCTCCTTTATTCCAGCGAACAAATTCTCCACGTATATTCGTGTTTTGAGGATTAGCTTTCAAGCACTTTAATAGAGTGGACCGCATAAAGTTTTTTTCTCCGCAGTTGAATACAAACGATACCAATGCGTCAAACTGATTTTGATTCAAGTTAGAACATTCACGGTTTACTACATCTTCTACCCAAGCCAGATCTTGAATCAGGAGATATTCAGCTTTACGTTGATCCAGTATATCATTTTCTCTGACATTTTTTGTATGCCCATATCCTATGGTCAATACTCCGGCCGGACAACGGTAAGCCCGGAGGCGAAGACCCTCAAACTCTTTGATGAGAGAGAGACCGGTGTTACTTATTTTCATTTTGCTCATAGCTTTTTTCGTTTGTTTACAGAAGCAAAGTAAAGGGCAAAATAGGGCCTGCGCAAGTAAAGTTATCAACCTTGAAATTAATCTGTTAAGCTTTCAAAGAATGTTTTATTCTATCGCGCGGAAAGCAGATATTTGCCTATGAAATCATATAAAAAAAGCATATGAATAATAACATGTATCAGGCCTTAAAAGTGGCCTTATCCCAGGTGGAAGGCCTGGAAGATGTACAGTGGTACAATAATCAGTACGAAGGAATCATCAATAAGGCTCCGGTAGTTTATATTGAGTTTGCACCTTTAGAATTTGATCCGATATCCCGGATGGCAGGTCAAACGGATATCGACATTCGATTACATGTGGTAACGGAGGTCGTAAGTGAGTATGAAGGTGATATTCCTGATACATTAATAGAAGAACATCATACATTAGCAGATGAGATAGTTGAAGCTTTGGAAGGCTTCCGTTTACCATTTGGTAATGAGATGACCCGACGGATGGAATTAACAGGTTGGACACCTGAATATAAATATAACGGATGGCTTGTAACTGTAATCAATATGCATACGCAGGGTTGATAACCTCCGGGCAGGTTTAGCTCATTAAGTCATTTGGGAAGGCATTTGCTTCTTTTAGATTGTGAAATCTAATTTGAAGTAAGTGCTTTTTTGTTTCCGATAAGTTCTAATGAATTGGAACAAAAAATATCCTGACAATAGTTGCCAGGATACATGATGAATAAGTTAGATATTTAGCTATACTGCTGTTTTTTACAGTCTATAAAGAAGCTCTCATCCTGGGATACATAGATGCCTATTTCAGGAAAAAGAGTGGATATCTGTTGATCATTTCTCGCCAGCAGGAGTATGTCTTTTGCCGGTTCTTCAATTGTACGAATATATTGGGGCAATTGCTCTTTTAGCCGGGATGTGACGATTGACCAGGTGATACCATCCTGTATTTTTAATTGAGGAGTGCCTCTTCGAAATCCATAAGAACCATAAGGAGTTACAAGGCTTTTCTTTCTGTTAAAAAGACTTCTTTTGTTTTCTGTTGCATACGTTTGAAGGATATCAAAAGCTTCTTCTTTCGTTTTGCGAATACTAGAAAGCTCCGGATCATACTGGTTATGGATATCTGCAATCCGTTTTTCCATTTCGGAACTTAATATCTGTTCTTGTGCAGATGCTTTAGCAAAAGAGGATAATGCAGAATCGGCCTGTTGAGTTGTGATGTTACTTAATATCTTCTTTTTTACTCTCATTGTATTTAATTTTAGTATGAATTAATAATGATAAATCTCATAACCTCGCATGATACCTATTTGCATGGCGAGGCCGTTTAGTTTATTGATATTCTCTTTTGTACATAGAGAAGTACTTTCGAGCATTTGCTGGTGTAAAGAGTCATGCTCGTTTTCCAGTTTTAGGATACGTTTTTCGCGTTTAGTTGCAACGACTTCATTATAGTCGTATTCATTGCGGTTCATAGGACTTGGATTAGTTGTTGTTTGAATTGTCTTTTCTGATATTTTGTGAGGCCAGTTTACGCCCATATTTTAATTCATATTTGGCCGGATAGGAAAGCCAGCGGTTAAAAGTGGAGTAAGAGATCATAAACATATCACGGACTATGTTTTCATAAACATATATCTGTGTTGCTCCATGTTTTTTCCGTTCTAATACGATGTCTTGTACTTTGACGATCTTCAGTAATGTGTTTCTGTTGTTGTATGCCATGCTTTTTAGTTATAGTGGATTATTTATTTTGTTTAATATTGTTTCTGATCTGATTACTGCAAATGTTGGCAGCTATGACTGCATTTACAATCCAGAAGATATTATAGAGAAAGAATACTGTTTTGTTACTCAACTCGACTTCCGCATTCAGGGCCATCAGGCAGATAAAAACATAGAGAAAGGATAAAAACTGTTTCATAAAGCTGTATTTTAATTGTTTATAGACTGATCATAAGTGTGGGTAGGAGGGGAGTAACCCCTCGAGACTCTTTTTGCCTATAACGATTTTCGTTATCTACCCCTGCTGGCGAAAGAGGACCAGCTTGTATGTAGTTATTTATAGAATGGATTGCCGTCTCACGACGGCCGTAGTTCTCTTTAATTAATCTCCGGAATAGGCCCTGTTATTATAATAGCTAAGTCTACCGCATTGATTTATCAGTTGATAGCTGATCTCTTTCCTGTAGTCGGCTTTTCTTTTCTCCTCATAGGCTTTATTTTGAGAGCAAACAGCTTCTGAGCGAAGCCGGCTTTTGGTATTGCGCCATGCTATCTTTAAGCATTTAGAGAAAGTCCACTGAAAACACTGATTGTATACATATAGCCGATGGGCTTCTGACATTATTTTACTTTTATTAAACCGGATTGTGTTCATAGCTTTTGTATTTATGGGATTATTTAAAAATGTTATTTTGTCGATGCTATTATATTTTTTTGTCGATAAGTTGATTTTATTTTTAGTTTTATACTAATACTGGATTGTTTTATTCATATGTTTTTTATAGTGTTGTCGCTGTTCGTTAGTGCGTTTGTTGGTGTATCGTCTGCTGATTGATAGGCTAAAATATTCATAAAACTTATTTATTTACTGGTTATTACTTGTTTTATAAAAAGACTCTACATATATTTGCTGTCGATAAGGAATATGGATAAAGCATTTTGTTTCATCTTACAGTACAAATATATGTCGATAATGCGACATATTAAAATAATAAGACTTGAAATAGTCGCAATATCTTCAATTTAAAACAGTTCTAAATAATGATGATATGGAAACTACTATCAATGAAAGAATTAAACTGATTTCTGAAAGACATTTTGCTGGTAATCTGTCTGCTATGGCTCGTGAAGTCTCAGTTCGTCAGCCGACTTTACGGGATATAGTAGGGGAGAGGCAAAGTAGTCCGGGGTATGATACGATACGAAATATTATCGATTGTGCGTCATTGGGTGTTAATGCAAACTGGCTTATTACCGGTAAGGGAGACATCTATAAAACGAGCAATATTCAGTTGATTAATCAGGCTAAATACACAGAGAAGTTATTTGAGGAACAGGAGGTGACTTTGTATGATGTAGGTGCAGCTGCAAATTTGAAAACTCTTTTTTGTTCAAAAGACCAGAATATACTCGGAAAAATAAGGATTCCGGATATGCCTAAATGTGATGGTGCCATTTACGTGACAGGTGATAGTATGTATCCGTTGTTGAAATCAGGCGATATCATTATATATAAGGAAATACAGGATATCCATAATATTTTCTTCGGTGAAATGTATTTGTTGTCTATGGAGGTAGAAGGAGATGAATATCTGACCGTAAAATATGTAAACCGTTCAGAAAAGGAAGATTGCATCAGATTGGTTAGTTATAATACACATCATGAACCTATTGATGTGGCATTAACTGATATTCGGGCAATGGCGCTGGTGAAATTGAGTATACGAAAGAACACAATGAGATAA